AGAGAGTATGGACTTAACAGATGATTATGCTTTTTCAGGGACTGTCACAGGTGCTGGGGAAACAAATGCACCATCATTTAAAGTTTATAGAAATGCAACACAAAGTGTAAGTTCTGCAACATGGACAAAAATACAATTTAACACAGAAGATTTTGATACAGGAAGTGGTTTTGATAATTCGTCAAACTATCGTTATACAATTCCTACAGGAGAGGGTGGAAAATGGTTTTTTACTTGTCATGGTGTTATAGATCAAAGTACACAGGATTTAAACAGAATTATTTTGGCTATAAGAAAAAATGGTACTGCAATTATTCAAGTTGAAGAAGATGGTGCTTATGATGAATATACATTAGGAAAATCAGTTTCTATATGTGATAGTGCTTCAGCTGGAGATTATTATGAGGGTTGGATTTATCAAATAAATTCTGGATCAGATGCACTTAATATGGAAAGTGGTAGCAAAAATGGTTTTAGTGGATTTAAAATATCAAGTTAAAATTAAGGAGGACAAACTATGGCACAACTAAGTACAAAAATAAAAGAATACTGCAAAGCTAATGGAGTTAGCGATGTAGATTTTTTAAATGATGTAAGACTTGTTGATCATTCAGATGGAACTGGTGTTCACATTGAACATTGGGGATTAGATATTGCACAACCAACTGATGAGCAATTAGCATCTTATGAAACTGCTGGTAATACTGCTGAGAATAATGCTAGAGTAGATGCAACAAGACGAAAAGCTTATGGCTCATGGAACGATCAGTTAGACGAAATATACCATGATATAGAAGCTTGGAAAACTAGGATTGCTGGTGTAAAATCAGATAATCCAAAAGAATAAATTATAGGAGTTCACATTGTCTTACATTGGAAAGACACCTAC